AGCAATAAAGTTATTGCATTAGGTTCACTCGCAGCATATGACTTGATTGGTGCTACAGGTAGTATTTTTATAGGCAGTGGTAGTAATCCTTTAAATAATAATAGTGGAATCAATGAAATAGTAATAGGAACGGATGCTGTAGGTCTAGGATCTAATACTGCTGTGTTGGGTGCTACTCTGCAACAATCTGCTACAATATACGGAAATCTGTTTCTTACAACCGGAGGTATATCCACAAGCGGTGGTGCAACATTCGGTGGAAACATTTCTGCTCCTAATGTTGTGTACAGTATTAATAATCAATCAGGTAATTTAACTATTGCTGGTCTTGGTGGAGATCTGGTTACAACTGTTAATGGTTTAAGCGGAAACATTAATATTTTTGGTGCAACCGGAATTAGTGTGTCTGCTGGTGGCAGAGGCATAACTCTTAGAAATACAGGAGTTTGGAGTGTTAATGGTTCTACTGGAGATGTGACTATTTCTGCCAGCGGTTTATGTGGTGCGACAACTAATGTGTTTACTGCTATACAATCTCTAGTAGCAGGATTTACAACAAGCACTGATATTCGTGTAAACGGTATCAGTATGGGTAGAGGTGGTGGAAATCGAGATCAAAATCTTGCTATTGGCATAAATGCGTTAGTAGCAAATAGTAATGGTATTAATAATGTTGCGGTTGGTCGGTCTGCGTTACAAGCAAATACCCTTGGTGGATCGAATGTTGGGATTGGTATAAATGCACTAACAAGCAATACTTTCGGTTCTAGTAATACTGCAGTCGGTCCGAGTGCACTAACAAGCAATACTTCCGGTTCTAGTAATACTGCAGTCGGTCCGGATGCACTATTAAACAACACCTCAGGTTCTAGTAATACTGTGCTTGGTAGTGCTGCACTAGCATACAATCAAACTGGTTCTGATAATACTGCAGTTGGTGTTGATGCTGGAGCATATCGAGGCGCAGAACCGTCAACTTTAAACTCTGCAACCGGAGGCATCTTTATTGGTAGATCCGCTCGTGGTTCTGCAAACGGGCAAATAAATGAAATTGTTATAGGCACAAACGCTTTAGGTCTGGGCTCTAACACTGCAGTTCTTGGAGCAACTTTACAACAAGCAGCCACAATTTACGGTCGTTTAGATGTTCCTACCGGAGGATTGTCTGCCGCCCAAGATGCTTTGATAAACGGAATTAGATTTGGTCGTGGTAGCACCGTCAGTAACCGTAACATTTATATAGGCGGTATCACCGGATTTACAGCAGGATCTCAAAATGTTTCTATAGGTATTAACGCTCTAGGCAATCTTGTTGTAGGAGAAAGAAACATTGCTATCGGCGGTGACGCTGGTGCATATTGGTCTGAAGGAACTATACCAACCATAACAAGTGCAACAGGCAGCGTATTTATAGGTCACAATACCAGAAGTTTTGATAATGATTCATCTGTGAATGAAATTGTTATAGGCACTAACGCTAGAGGTTTAGGAGCCAATAACGCAGTTATAGGTGCAACTTTACAGTCTGCAGCCACAATTTACGGTCAATTAAATATCCCAACAGGCGATCTGTATGTGCGTGGCGTATCGTTATCTTTAGGATTGGGTGGTAATTCTAGAAGCGGTAATGTAGCAATAGGTCAAAGCCCGTTGCCTAATAATACTACTGGACAACAAAATGTTGCTATTGGTACCAGTGCATTAAATGCAAATCAAACAGGTCAAGACAATGTTGCTTTAGGAAATAATGCTTTATATGGTAATTTAAGAAGCCAAAATATAGCTATAGGATCATATGCCGGTGTATTATATGGTCCTCCTGGAGTAGAAACCCCAGCAACAAATGTGACTGGAGGTGTGTATCTAGGATACGACTCAAGACCCAGTGCCGACTCTGTAGCTAATGAAATTGTTATTGGACGAAACGCCGTAGGTCTTGGATCTAATTCCACAGTTATTGGTGCTACTCTACAACAAGCAGCAACTATATACGGTCGTCTAAATCTTCCTACAGGAGGATTGTCGGCTAATGGTGGAGCAACATTTACTGGTAATATTTACGCTCCTAATCTTGTTACTGCAGTTAACGGTTTAACCGGAGGTATAACTCTGTTTGGTGCTACAGGCATCAGCGTGACTGCTGGTGGTAAAGGCATTACCGTGTTTAATACCGGTGTTTGGAGTGTTAACGGACAAACCGGAAACGTTCAAATTACTGATATTGCTGGAGTTATAACCGCATTTAATGGTTTAACCGGAGGCATAACTCTGTTTGGTGCTACAGGCATCAGCGTGACTGCTGGTGGTAAAGGCGTAACAGTATTCAATACCGGTGTTTGGAGTGTTAACGGACAAACCGGAAACGTTCAAATTACTGGTCTGTCTGGAGATTCTGTAATATCTCTAGAAGGTGTTACAGGAATTGTGGATCTGATAGGAACCACAGGAATAAACATTTCCGGATCTGCCAGCAACAAGACAATAACTATACAGAACACCGGTGTTTGGAGTATTCTAGGTCAAACAGGACCGGTTACTGATGTAACAAGTTTTGTGAACGGTTTAACTGGCGGAATAACTTTGTTTGGTGCTACAGGCATCAGCGTAGCTGCTGGTGGTAAAGGTATCACTTTACTGAACACTGGAGTGTGGAGTTTCAACGGATTAACAGGCGCAGTTACAGGAGTCACTACTTCTGTTGCTAACATATTTACAGCACTACAAACATTCTCAGCAGGCATCAGCAGTTCTGGAATTACTGTAAACGGAAGCGTAGTAAGTTCTGGAATAACTGTGAACGGAAACGCTTTAGTCACAGGTACTTTAGAAGTAGATACCGGACTAATACTACCAAACGGTCAAAATATTACTGGTGTTGTCAGTTTGATGAACGGTTTAACTGGTGGCATAACTTTGTTTGGTGGTACCGGAATGAATGTGCTGGTTGCAGGTAAAGGTATAACACTTGTTAACACTGGAGTTCTGTCTTTCAATGGCTCGACCGGAAATATTCGTGGTGTAGGAACTTTAAATGGAATTTCTGGAGGAGTAACTCTGTTCGGTGGAACAGGAATAGCAATCACTGTAAGTAGTGCGGGAATAACTATAGGAAGCACAGTAACAGCAGTTCAGGCTTCTGCAGTCAACACATTTACAGCATTACAAATATTCGGTTCAGGTATCTCTGCTTCAAACGGAATAACTGTTAGTGGAAGATCTACATTTATCGATGGCATAAATGCCACCGCCGGTTCTACTGTAGGCAATATCAGAATTGTTGGTGCTAACATTTCTACAACAGGAACTACTGCAGGTATATTTACAAATTCTAATACAACTATACAAATAGGTGGGGCAGGATATACTTTAATACTAGGTTCCACACTAACCAATTCTCAAACTAAAAACAGATCTTGGATAAATCGAAGCGAAAACAGTTATTTCACCGGAACTGGTGCCAGTATAATGTATCCTTACGGTTTATTTAAAGAAACTTTCTATAAGTCCTTTACTTTACCGGCAGAACAGAGCGGCGGTCAAGGCACTACTTTGTTTAACTTGTTACGTTTAGACAAAAGAGCTTACAGTGCGGTAGATGCAACCGTTAGAATTACAAGAGGAGCTGAAGGTGGAGCTCCGACAAGCCAACAAATAACTAAACTAAATTTTACAAATATTTCTGATGCAGACAGTCTTCCAGCAACTGGTATTGAAGATTACTATTTTAATTATCAAATAAATTCTGAGTTTGCTGTGGGGGTAAAATCTAGTTACCAAAATCAAAGTGCTTCTGGATACACTTTTGCTTTAATAGGTGTCACTTGGGACACTGGTAGTGCCAACGATACGATTGTAACATTGGAAATTCCTATAGATAAAGCATATACCTCAGATTCTAAATATATTGTTCACACAGAAATTACTGGAACAAGACCAGGATTTAACGATTCGGGTGGTGCTGGAGGTGTTAGAGGATCGCCAGGCGATTCTACTTGTTGTATTCCCGGTTCTCCATGTTTTGATCTTTGTCTAGCACAAGGTTAATTTTTAATCATTTCTCTTATAAATAAAGAGGAGAATATATTATGAGCTGTGGTTGTAATAAAAACAAATCAAATCCAGAATCTAACAACACACCAGAAGAAAGCAAAAAACAACTTAAAGATATTTTTACCAGCAAACTAGGAATGATAGCAAGCTTTGCTCAATCTGTGGCATCTCGTGGTCTTACAGACAAAAAAATAGAAGAACCAATAAAACAACTACGAGTTTTAAGTTGTTTTGGTAATTTAGAATACGAAGGTGTAATTTCTCCTTGTGAACATTTAAAATCAAGCGAAACACCAGGAAAATTTTTCTGCGGAGGATGTGGTTGTGGAGACAAACCCAGAACCTGGCTGATCGGAAACAGCGAAGAATACTCCAAATTGGATTATCCTTCTTTAAGATGCCCACTAAAAATGCCTGGATTTACCAATTACGAACAATCTACTGCCGAAGAACAACAAACACCAAATAACAGAAAATTCGCCATAGAAAACATAGATTATGCAGAATTACAAAAAATTAAAGTAACTACAAACGAAACTAAAGCACATTTAGAATAATTGAAATATTAATAGCCATAAATATAAATAGAAATTTATGGCAACACCTAATTCCAGAGAAACCATCATACAATACGCTCTACGACAACTAGGCTCTCCTGTTGTGGATGTTAATGTGGATTGGCAACAATGCGAGGATCGTTTAGACGACGCTTTGCAATACTTTGTAGAACGTCATTTTGATGGTGTAGAAAAGGTATTTTTTAAATATCAAGTAACCGAGACAGACATTCAAAATGGTTATATTCCTACAGACGATATAACTTATCCTAATGGTGTAGATGGTCCTACAGGAAAGGATATTGTATCTGTTGTTCGCGTTATGCAATTTGGTCGTTTTACAAACATTAATATGTTTGATATACGTTATCAGTTAGCTTTAACAGATTATTTTGGTATTAATCGTAATCTTAGTGGTGTTCATTCTATGGGTCTTGCATCTTATGATGCAACTAAAAGATATATTAAACTTATAGAAGATTTATTTCAACCGGAAAAAGCAATAGTTTTTAGTAAAGTTACTAATAAATTATATTTAAACATGAATTGGGATGAAGAAGTGGAGCCGGGAGATTATCTAGTAATTCAAGCATATGCCGCACTAGATCCAGAAATTTACACCGAAATATTTAATGACAGATATTTAAAAAGATATGTAACTGCTCTTATTAAAAAACAATGGGGATCTAATATGTCTAAATTTGATGGAGTGGCTCTTCCTGGAGGGGTAACTCTTAGAGGATCTCAGATATATGCAGAGGCAATAGCCGAAATAGCTGCTATAGAACAAGACGTATTACGCAGTTATGAGCTACCTGTAGACTTTATGACAGGATAAAAATGGCTACTAATCCATATTTTAAAGACTATTCTGGCGAACAAGATATTGTTGAAGATCTTACTGTAGAGATCATAAAAACAATGGGCCGTGACATGTTTTATATTCCCAGAGATATAGGAAATTTAGATCAAATATTTGGAGAAGGAAATCAAGTAAGTTTTACACACGGTGTTCCTTTAGAAATGTATATTGATACGGTTTCTGGTTTTCCTGGGCAAGGTGATATTTCTAGTAAATTTGGTATAGAAATTAAAGATAATATTTATCTAACTCTTTCTAAAAAAAGATTTATACAAGAAATTCAAGCTAGATTTCCTTTAATAACCAGACCTAGAGAAGGCGATCTGGTTTATTTCCCATTAGCTAAAGCAATATTTGAAATAAATTTTGTAGAACACGAAAATCCATTTTATCAATTAGGAAAATTATACTCATATCAACTAACATGTGAACTGTTCTCTTATGATCGTGAAGAATTTGATACAGGAAATACTGATATTGATGTCACTGAAGAAGAGCGAACAGGATTAACGGGAGAAAATCAAATATTTCAAAATGAGGATTTTGATGTGTTTGATTTTTCCGAAACAGATCCATTTTCTGAAGGAAACTACTAATGTTTAATTATTATAATAATCAAACTATACGAAAATTAGTGGTAGGATTTGGGTCTTTATTTAATAGTATAAGCATAAAACAGACCAACAAAAGTGGAAGTGTTCGTACTAGTGTTATTCCATTAACATATGGCCCCAAAGAAAAATTCGTTAAACGTTTAACACAATTAAGCTCTATTAGTGATGCGACTCGTGTTCAATTTACTATACCCCAAATGGCCTTTGAAATGACTGGTATGGCATACGATCCAACTAGAGCATTTAATAAATTAAACATAAAAAGATGTGGAACAGGATTAACTGCATCTTATTCTTATGCAGAAACACCATATAATTTTGCTTTTAGTTTATACGCTTACACCAGAAACATAGAAGAAAATTTACAAATTATGGAGCAAATTTTACCACAATTTACTCCTGAATTTATTGTAAGAATTAATTTTAACGATTTAAATCAAAAAGTAGACGTTCCTATATTTTTAAATGCTACAGGATTAACAGAAGAATATGAAGGCGATTTTAGCACCAGAAGATTTGTGGTTAGTACTTATCAATTTATAGCAAAATCTTATGTATATGGAGAAATAAAAACAACTCCAACTATTTCTGGCATCACCTTAAGTGCTTCTGGTTTATTTAGTGTTGGTATTACCGGATAAATAGTTGTATGGAATCTTCTGATATTATATCAAAAAATCTTGGTATCGATTTTACTCCAGATCAAGAACAACAAATAGTTAAAAAAACACAGTTATCTGGAATAAGTTTAGATGCAGATTTTGATTATGTGCGTGGTAATATAAAAAATTTAATATCTAACGGAACTGATGCTATAGATGAAATACTAAAAGTAGCAAAAGCAGGAGATTCGCCAAGAGCTTATGAGGTGGTTTCTCAACTATTAAAAACGGTAGCTGATATGAATAAAGATTTAATTGATTTATATCAAAAAACTAAAATGGCAAAAAAAGAAGAAATAAAAGTCAATCATACTACAAACAATTCCATTTATGTTGGATCTACCAGTGATTTACAAGATTTAATAAACAAAGATCGTAGTCGATTGAAAGCTTTAGACAGTCAAAAATTTTTAGATAACAATAATGGGTTATAAAAAGAAAACAGGATATCTTGGTAATCCCAACTTAAAAGAAGTTGGTACTCAGATAGAATTTACCAAAGAACAAGTAGAAGAGTATATTAAATGCTCTAATGATCCTGTATATTTTATTAAAAAATATATTAAAATTGTTACACTGGATAAAGGTTTAGAACCTTTTAGTTTGTATGATTATCAAGAAAAAATAGTTAATACTATTCAAAATAACAGATATGTTATTGCCAAACTCCCGCGACAAACAGGAAAAAGCACTACAACAGTAGCATGGATGGTTCATTATTTAATTTTTAATCAAAATGTTAATATTGCTATTCTAGCAAATAAATTAAAAACTGCCACTGAAATTATGAAAAGATTAAAGGAAGCATACGAATATCTTCCTAAATGGTTACAACATGGTGTAGTGGAATGGAATAAAACATCTATTGCTCTTGAAAATGGATCTAGAGTCATGGCATCAGCAACATCTGCTTCTGCTGTTCGTGGTGGTTCGTATAATGTTATTTTTCTTGACGAGTTTGCACACGTTCCGTCTAATGTTGCAGACGAATTTTTTAGCTCCGTGTACCCTACAATCACTTCAGGACAAACGACTAAAGTGGTTATAGTATCTACTCCAAACGGTTTAAACATGTTTTATAGCCTTTGGCAAGGAGCCAACAGAAAACGTGGTGAAGAAGGCAAAAATGAATATGTTCCTATTGAAGTACATTGGAGTCAAGTTCCACTATATCCTAGTGGCCCTCTACGAGACCAAAAATGGAAAGAACGAACAATTAAGCAATTAGGGGGAGGATCTGGTGGAGAACAAAAATTTCGTAGCGAATATGACTGCGATTTTATAGGATCTTCTAATACTTTAATCTCTACTTCAAAACTTCATGTTCTTTCTCCTAAAACTCCTATCTCAGTCTCTAAAGAAGGTCTCTGGATTTACGAAGAACCCAGAGAAAATAGAATTTATGTGATGACTGTAGATACTTCTAGAGGTCAAGGAAAGGATTATAGTGCGGCGGTTGTGCTTGACATTACAGAAGCACCGTATCGTATTGTCGCAAAATACAGAAATAATATAATTTCTCCTATGTTATTCCCGACACTTTTATCCGCTTTAGGTAAAAAGTATGGGAATGCATACATTTTAATTGAAGTAAACGATATTGGTGGTCAAGTTGCAGATATTTTACATTACGATTTAGAATACGACAATTTACTAATGAGTATGAATAAAGGACGCTCTGGAATGGTTTTAAACGGTGGATTTGGTCGTGGCGAAACTATAATGGGAGTAAGAACAACATCTACAGTTAAAAAATTAGGTTGTTCTATATTAAAAAGTTTAATAGAACAAGATAAACTAATAATAGAAGATGAAGACACCATAAAAGAATTACTTTCATTTGTTGCAAAATGGAATAGTTTTGGTGCCGATGATGGGCACACAGACGATCTTGTTATGTGTTTGGTTATTTTTGCGTGGTTAACAAAACAGGGATATTTTAAAGAAATAACGAATATTGACATCCGAAAAGAGCTTTTTCAGGGAGAAATTAAAAAAATTGAAGAGGATGACTGGTTTAGTTTTGGCTATATTTCTTCTATAGACCAAAACGAAGAAACAATAAAACCAGAAGAAAGCGGAGGAGATTTTTGGCATAAAGTTAATCCTTGAAAAATTATAAATATAATGTAAATTATAATATTAGGAGCAAAAATGCCAATAACAGTTAAAGATAATACATTTACTTCATCAACAGTTAGCGAGGCTCCTTCTGCATTTGTTGCTGGTACTATGTCTTTTAACGGTTTAGTTAACTTGTTCGGGACTACTGGCTCTACTGGAAGTTCTGAAACTGAACTAGGATACATGACAGTTCCTACATTAACAGACTGGTTTTCCAGATTATATTCAAAATCTTATGGAATTTCTGGGCCTACTGGTGCATGGGCTGGAGAATGGTGGGCTATTCACAATTATTTACAATACGGAGGTCGTTGTGTAATTGGTGGAACGGGTAGCACTGGAGATTATTTTTCTGCTAATGGCAGCATAACACCAACACAAACGCCCTTACACAATACTTCATTGCTTTCTCTTGATGCGGTTTTTGATTCTGGTACTACTGCTTCTGCACAAGTAGCTATAGATGTGGCGACAAAACGGCAAGATTGTGTTGCAATAATTGGTAATTATAAAAGAATAACTGGAGCCCCAGGATTAACACAAAATTATTCTGGAAGAACTGCAGATTTTGGTTTTAATACTTCCAGTCCGTATGTTATATACGTTGCGGGAAGAAAAAAGTTTGTTGCTGGTATAAGCGAACAAGTTAATATTTTAGAAGCAAATATGAGTCCTGATGTTGCTGGTTGTATGGCACGCTCTGCACGCGATGAAAGAATTTGGGCATCTCCTGCAGGAAAAACGAGAGGAAGAATATTAGGAGTAGTAGCGTTACAGCAAGCATTTTTGGATGCAGATTCTACTTATATGTTAAATTCTAATGTTAATCCTATAATGACCATACCGGGTCAGGGAACATATCTTATGGGAAACGAAACATCACAGACTACTGGAATATTAAGTCGAATAAATGCTGTGATGATGATTGCGTATTTAAGAAAACAATTAGAAAATATAGCAGAAAATTTCTTGTTTCAAGTAAACAATTCTAATACCAGACAAGAAATAATATCGTCTATGATTCCAATTTTAGAAGATGTAAAAGGAGGAAACGGTATTTCTAATTATAAAGTAGTGTGTGATGAAACAAACAATACAACTTCTACGATCAATAATAGCCAGTTAATTATTGATGTTTTCGTGGATTCTGTGTATGTTGCAGAAACTATACAGATACAAATAGTAAACAGCACCACGACAGAAACTTTTATAGCATAAGGATCTATTAGTGTCTCAATCAATAACAAACTTTATTTCTGGGTTTGGTGGGGGTACTCGTCCAAACAGATTTAAAATTATAGGAAATATTGGTGGTACCGTGACCCAAGGAAAATTTACAGATTTTCATGTAAATTCTGCCAGTTTGCCTTCTGCTACTGTTTCTCCTATAGGAATAAATTATCGTGGAAGAACTGTTCTTTATCCTGGAGATCGTTCTTATCAGCCTTGGAATATAGTAGTATTAGATGAAAATCCTAATCAAAAAAGACAAGGCCAAAACAAAACTATTTACGGTGCTTTTCACGAATGGCAAGAAAGCATAAATAATCACGAAGCAAATACAACAACACAACTAGATCCTTCTAAGCACTTTTCTAGCGTATGGAATGTTATTCAATATGATACAAACGGAACAACACCAATAAGACGGTTTGATTTATATAATTGTTGGCCTGTGGCTGTTGGACCAATCCAACTGGATATGAGTCAAGACAATTCGTTATGTTATTTTCCTGTTACTATCGTGTTTAGTCATTATAAGTTTACTGATAAAAAATAATAGGTGAAATTTATGGAATTAGAATTATTTGGATTTTCAATAGGCCGAAAAAAGAAAGAAGAAGAACAAAAAGCTATTCAAGAAGTTATTACCCCCGATTCTTACGATGGTTCTTACATTTTAGAAACTGGTGGTGTTTTTGGTACATTTGTTGATTTTTCTGGTGCCGTGCGCGATGAAAATCAGATGATTCAACATTACAGAGCTATGGCTTTGTATCCTGAAGTTGATGCTGCTATCGAAGATATCACTAATGAAGCTATAGTTTTAGATCAAGATAGAAAACCAATAAAATTAAATTTAGACAGAGTAAATCTTTCCGAAACTATAAAAACAAAAATATATTCTGAATACAATTATCTTTTAAAACTATTAGATTTTTCAAATAAAGCATCAGATATTTTTAGGCGTTGGTATATCGACTCTAAACTTTATTATTATAAAAAAATAGATAAAAACGATTTAAGAAAAGGTATAGTAGAACTTGTACCTATAGATCCTGTAAAGATTAAAAAGATTAGAAAAATTGAAAAAGACAAATCTATACATGGTGGAATGGGTCCATTTTCTCCTATAAAAAATATTCAAGAATATTTTGTTTATGTTGATACAGACAGAGATTCTGCGTTTCCTACTTCATCATCAGGATGGAAAATTTCATTAGATACTATAACTTATTCTCACTCAGGGATTATTGATTCTGCCACAAAACGAGTTGTAGGATATTTACAGAAAGCGGTTCGTCCATTAAATTTGTTACGACAAATTGAAGATGCTGTGGCAATTTATCGCATTTCTCGTGCTCCTGAACGTCGTATTTTTTACGTAGACGTTGGTAACCTGCCTAAACAAAAAGCAGAACAATATTTACGTGAAATTATGAACAGATATCGTAATAAAGTTATTTACGATCCCAAGACTGGAGAAATAAAAGACGAACGTAATCACATGAGTATGTTGGAAGATTATTGGATGCCTAGAAGAGAAGGTGGTAGAGGCACAGAAATTAGTACTTTAGATGGTGGTCAAAATCTAGGACAGATGGAAGACGTGATGTATCTTCTACAAAAACTGTACAGGGCTTTAGGAGTTCCTCTTTCTCGTATGATGCCTGATACAGGATTTAATATGGGAAGATCTGCAGAAATTACCAGAGATGAAGTAAAGTTTAATAAATTTATTGACAGACTAAGACACAAATTTAGTTTTATGTTGTTAGATCTTTTAAAGACTCAGGTGTTATTAAAAGGATTAATGACTGAAGAAGATTGGAATAGAATAAGCCAAGATGTTAGTTTTAAATTCAACAATGATTCGTACTTTACAGAATTAAAAAATAACGATATATTGCGTGAAAGAATAGACATTATTGCTGCAGTTACTCCATTTATAGGTAAATTTTTCTCTGAAGAATATATAAGAAAAAATTTATTGAAACAATCAGAAGAAGAAATGTTAGAAATAGACGCACAAATAAACAGAGAAATGCAACGACAATTAGAAGCACAAGAAATGCAAGCGTATCAACAAATGATGTCCGGAGAAACACCAGAAGAAAACACGGAAGAAGCTGAAGAGGAACAACAGCAATGAATACTACAAAACGGATGGTAGAAATGTTATTAAGAGGAAAAGGAGATCAATTTAAAAACATAATGAAAGAAGAATTGATTCATCGTGCCTCTGTTTTATTAGAAAAACTTTATAAAAATAATAGTAAAAACGTTTTGGCTGATGACTCTAAAACGGAACAATGCAAAAATAATGAAATTGTTACCACACAAGATATGGCGGAACAAGTAAAAATTCCTACAAAATTTGTACCGGAAACCACCTATTATCTAAAAGATGGTAATTTAGGTATATTAAACGAATCAGAAAAACAGTTAATTTCTAAATTACACGAAAAACTAAATAATATAAACAAGGAAAGATTAGTAAAACTATTATCAGAATCTAAAGAATCTTTTAATAGAATTTTAAATTTGGCAAAAGTAGAGAATAACAAGTAAGGAAATCAAATGGAAAACGATATTAAAAAATTTATAAATTTAGTCATGACAGAAGACCTGGTAAAAGCTAAAGAAACAGTGAATGAACTGTTAAATAATAAATTATCAGTTTCTTTGACCACAAAATTTGACGAATATGCTCCTACCATGTTTGAAGCAGCAAAACCAGATTTCTTGGATTTAGACAAAGACGGGAACACTGAAGAACCAATGAAACAGGCTGCAAAACAAGCTGAAGGAGACGATGAAGATGTGGATGAGGACGAGGAGCAATCTGAGAAAGAAGAAGAAAGTGAGACCGAAGACGAAGACAGCGAGGAAGATTCAGAAGAAAACGAAGAAGAAGAAGAAAAAGAGGAAGATTGATGAAACTAATAACAGAAACAGTTGAAGAAGTAAATTTTTTGACTGAAGCCGCTGTAGACGGTGGTAAAAATTATTTTATTGAGGGCACTTTTATGCAAGCTGATACCCTTAATAGAAATAAAAGAATATACCCCAAACACATTTTATTAAACGAAGTGTCTCGTTATACCCGAGAATACGTAGAAAATAAAAGAGCTTTCGGTGAATTGAATCACCCATCTGGTCCCACTGTTAATCTTGATCGTGTTGCTATAATTATTACAGAATTAAACTGTAATGGTGGAGATGTTTACGGTAAAGCTAAAGTTATGAGCACACCTATGGGCGAAATAGTAAAAAGTTTAATTAAAGAAGGTGCTCGTCTTGGTGTGTCTACTCGTGGTATGGGATCTCTTAAAGCTAAAAATGGTTACAATGAAGTTCAACCAGATTTTATGCTTTCTGCTGTGGATATTGTGGCAGATCCGTCTGCGCCTAATGCTTTTGTTAACGGTATAATGGAAGGAAAAGAATGGATCTGGGATAATGGAATTTTAATAGAAAAACATATTGAACAGTATCGCAAAGAAATTGAAAGTGTCAATAAACGTGATCTAGAACGTAAAGCTGTATCACTTTTTGAGGACTTTTTAAAAAGATTAAAATAAAGATATGAATAACCAGACACCATCATATAGATTTAAAAAAAACGAATTAACAAATCTTGTTAAACAAGATTTGCATGAGATTTTTAATGTAGATTGGCTGGATTTATTTAAAAGAATATCTAGAAGACCTGTAAATCCTGGTATGGTTAGAGCATTTAAGGCCAAACAAGCAAAAGATCCAAATGTTAAACCTCCATGGGAGGTAGATCCTGAAACTGGACAAAATTATATTCCCACATTAAATTATGGAGAAACTTGGGCAAAAACACCACCAGAACGCAGAATTCCAGCAATGACTGGTATGATTGCACAACAAGGATTTAGCAAAGAAGCTGCACAAGATTATGAAAAATACTACAAAACACTGTATCAAGGTGCTAAAAGTATGACATCTCCATTAACCGCATTATTGCCGAAAAAAATAAGAGATGTATTTTCTGGTGGTGCTGTTTCTAAACTAATAGATCCAGGATTAGAAGCACAATTGCCATCTTTAATGGCAGCAGCGTCTTTTGATCCACGGGTATTGGCTTTAAAAACGTAATTTTTAAAAAAGTAAAATTTATAAATAAAATAGTAATTAGGAAAAAACACATGAAAGACCAAAAACAACAAAAATCACACGTAATGGATGCCACCGGTAAAGGAGACTTCGATACTTCTGGCCGTGGTAGTTTTCTAGGAACTTTAGATAATTCTGCTGGAGCAGCAGCAACAAAAAGAAACATGACTCTTGCTCCAGGAGTAGGAGGAGTAGAAGATCCCCGCGCAGAAGGTATGGCTAAACAACAAAGCAAAACCGTGGTTCAGCCTGTAACCGAACATCTACAAACCTTATTCAGTGGCCAAGACCTTTCAGAAGAATTCATGAATAAAGCTTCTGTAGTATTCGAAGCAGCTTTGAATGAAAGAACTTCAGTTATTCGTGAAGAACTGCTACAAGAAAGTGCTACACTACTGGAACAAGAAGTTAGCAAAACTGTAAACGAACTTGCTACTCGTCTAGACGAATATCTAAATTATGTTGTAGAAGAGTGGATGCAAGAAAATAAACTTGCTGTAGAATCAGGTATTCGTACAGAAATTGCTGAAAGTTTCATTACTGGTCTAAAGACTCTGTTCGAAACTCATTACGTAGAAGTACCTGAAAGCAAGCATGATGTTCTAGAAGATCTGTTTGCTGAAAATCAAAAACTAGAAGAATCGTTAAACGAACAGATTAAAAACAACATGGATATGAAACAAGAAATTGTTGCAGGACAAGCTCGTTCAGTTTTCTTAGAAACCATTTCGGACATGTCTAAAGTAGACGCTGAACGTCTTGCTTCTCTGGCAGAAAGTGTTGAATTTACCAGTGTTGAAGATTTTTCTAATAAATTAACAATTCTTAAAGAAAATTACATGAAAGCTGCTCCAACTGCAGCAAATGAACCAGAAATTATAGCAGAACAAAAAGACCAAACTCAAACTAGTGAAGGTCCTATGTCTGCTTATGTAACCGCCGTATCTCGTCAAGTTAAAAAATTCTAAAATATAAATAAATTAAAATCAAGGAGAAAAACAAATGGATTTTGCTAACACAACCCCCTACGATACTCTCGTAGAAAAATGGAATCCTCTACTAAGTCACGAGGCTCTTCCTGAAATTCAAGACTCGTACAAAAAGAAGGTAACTGCTGTTCTACTAGAAAATCAAGAAAAAGCTCTACGTGAACAGTATCTAATTGAAACCCCAGCCAACGCCATGGGTGGTAACCCTGTTGTAACTAACAGCGGTGCTGCTATTCAAGCTGGTGCTGGTGGTATCGCAGGTTATGATCCTATTCTGATCAGCCTAGTTCGTCGTAGCATGCCAAATCTAATGGCTTATGATCTTGCTGGTGTTCAACCAATGAGTGCACCAACCGGTCTAATTTTTGCTATGCGTAGTCGTTACACTTCTCAAGGAACTCGTGGTCAAGTTCAAGGTACCGGTGGAGGAAATGGTACTGAAGCTCTATTCCAAGAATCTTTTGCTAAATTCGGTGGTTCTGGTAACACTTCTGCTGGCGCTGCATTCTCTGCCACTGGTGGTATCAATCCTGTAGGTTTTAGCGGTGGTAGCAGCGGTGGATTTGCTCAAGGACCAAACTTTGGTATTAGAGACACCTCTTTTGCTATGAACGATTTCCGTGGTATTCTAACTTCAACCGCAGAACAACTAGGCGAAAGTGGTAAGCCATTCTCAGAGATGGCGTTCAGCATTGAACGTATCGCTGTAGAAGCTAAGACTCGCGCTCTAAAAGCAGAATACACCACTGAGCTTGCTCAAGATCTTAAAGCTGTTCACGGTCTTGACGCTGAGAGTGAACTTGCTAACATCCTTAGCACCGAAATTCTTAACGAAATCAATCGTGAGCTAATTTATACTCTATATCGTACAGCTAAAGCTGGTGCACAACAAAGCGACCTTCAAGGAAAAGGAGTTTATGATCTAAACACCGATTCTGATGGTCGTTGGAGTGCAGAACGTTTCCGTGGACTCATGTTCCAAATTGAACGTGAAGCCAACGTAATCGCCAAGGAAACCCGTCGCGGTAAAGGCAACTTTGTTGTTTGCTCTAGCGACGTAGCCTCTGCTCTAGCCATGGGTGGCTTCTTAAATCTTACTCCTGCTCTTCAACCTCAATTAGAAGTTGATGATACTGGCAATACTTTTGCTGGTATTCTAAACGGTAAGTTCAAGGTTTATATTGATCCATATGCTGCTCTAGGTGCTAATTTCTGCCTAGTAGGCTATCGTGGATCTAGCCCATACGATGCTGGTGTGTTCTATTGTCCATACGTTCCTCTCCAAATGGTGAGAGCAGTAGATCAAAGCACTTTCCAACCCAAGATTGGATTTAAGACTCGTTACGGTATGGTTGCCAATCCTTTTGCTGAGAACACTGATCTCAACACACTAGGTGGAAATCAATACTACCGTCTATTTGCTGTAGATAACCTACACGGTAACACTGGTTTCGGTCTCTGATCTAAACCTTAATAATAACAACTAACGTCAAGGGCTCCCCCTAAAAAGGGAGCCCTTTTCGTTTAGATAAATAATAATATGACAACATGCGACACTTCAAGTAATCCATTATTAACAAATTATTTTAAATTTACTTTAAGTCGTGTACCAAACATGGTTTATTTTTGCCAGACAGCAAATCTACCAGGAATAGGATACGGAACATCTTTACAACCAACCAGTTTAGGATATCCTGTTAAAAGACCTACAGGAGCAATAATGTTTGAAGATTTGTTGCTAACATTCAAAGTAGACGAAAATCTAGCAAATTGGAGAGAACTTCATAATTGGATATACGAAACTTCTAATTATGGTGATGATGCGTCAACAAAAAGAGAACCTTTAAAAGTTTCTGAAGCAAATCTAGTAATAACAAATAGTTCTTATAGACCAAAATATTCTATATTATTTCGAGAAGTTTTTCCAATATATTTAAGTGGATTGGATTTTAGTGTTACCCAACCACAATCTGTTCCTGTGGTTGCTGCTGTGCGGTTTTCTTATACAGATTACACTGTAACTGCTGTTACTTCTTAAATTTGTATTTTTAATATTTTGGTGTATATTATACAAAATGACTTTAGATGAACTTAAAAAAATGGTAGCAGAAGACATCAAGATAGATCAAACAGAACTTGATCGTGAATCTGCAAATACTCCACAATTACACAATAAATATCTGACATTTTTTATGGATGAGCGACTAAAGCACCAAAAACTAGAAAGAGAAGCTTCGGCTCTTCGCAGAAATAAATGGCTATACTATACAGGCCGAATGAGCAAAGAAGAATTAGAACAATTTGGTTGGGAGCCGTTTGAACTAAATGTTCTTAAAACTGAAGCCGACGATCTGATTGAATCTGATTCAGATTGGCTTAAACTTCAAGAAAAGGTATCATTTCAAAAAGAAAAAGTCAACTATCTTGAGGGTGTTGTCAAAATTATCAATAATCGTCAATGGCAGATTCGTGCCATGATAGATTGGATTAAATTTACTCAAGGAGCGTAATTGGCTGATTTAAAGATCACTCAACCTGATGCAGTAATGCTTAAAATTCATTGTGATCGCTCTTTGGCTAAAGAGCTGAACAGCTACTTTACGTTCACCGTTCCTAATTTTCAATACACACCCGCCTTTAAAAACCGAGTTTGGGACGGTAAAATACGATTATTTAATCTGTATACCCAGACTATATTTGCTGGTTTAGAAGGCCAACTAGTTAAATTTGCAAAAGATCGTGGATACACTTGGGAGGAATCTTTACTCCCATATTCTATCCCAGATACACAAACAGTCAAGGAGTTTATAGACGGTTTAACAATAACCGCAGGAGGCAAAGAGGTTCGTCCTTACGAGTATCAGGTGGAGGCCGTTCAACACGCCCTGAATCGATCCAGAGCCCTCCTGGTGTCTCCTACAGGCTCTGGTAAGTCGCTAATGATATACCTGCTATGTCGCTGGATATTAGACCAAAACCCAACCGGAAAATTGCTAATAATAGTTCCTACCACTAGTTTGGTAGCCCAGATGTTAGCAGATTTTCGAGACTACTCTAAACAAGACTCGTGGAGGGCAGACCGAAATATCCATACCATCATGTCTGGAAAAGACAAGAATACGAGTAAGCGTTTAGTTATTTCCACATGGCAAAGCATATACAATCAGCCACAAGAATACTTTAATGAATTTATTGGAGTGTTTGGAGACGAGTGCCATCTGTTTAAAGCCAAGTCCCTAACCTCTATAATGACTAAAGCAAAAAATACCAAATACCGTATTGGAACAACAGGTACGTTAGATGGTACCCAAACTCATCGTTTAGTTATTGAAGGATTGTTTGGCCCAACGTATCACACCACAACAACCAAAAAACTAATAGATCAAGATTTATTGTCTAGTATTAATATCGATTGTCTACAACTTCAGTACACGCCTGAAGATATTCAAACCACCAAAAAGATGATATACGCAGACGAGATTCGTTGGGTTGTAAGTAATACTAGACGTAACAAATTTATTAAAAATCTTTGCAACAAGTTGTCTGGTAATACTTTAGTTCTTTTTAACTTTGTAGAGTTACAAGGCAAACCACTTTACGAGTTAATTAAATCTACTTCCACCAAGCCTGTGTATTTTATTCATGGAGCAACTGAAGTAGATGAACGCGAACAGATCCGAAAAGTTATGGACAAAGGATCTGATGCCACTCTTATAGCTTCTTACGGCACATGTTCCACAGGCATAAATATAAGAAACATACACAATATTGTTTTTGCTTCGCCATCCAAATCGGTGATACGAATTTTACAATCAATCGGTAGAGGACTGCGTAAAAGCGAAACAAAAGTAAAAATGAAACTGATTGATATTGCAGATGATCTTCGTTATAAGAAACACGTCAACCACGGAATGAATCATTTGCATGAACGTTTAAAAATATATACTAATGAAGGATTTCCGTATAAATTAGTGTCGGTACAATTACCAAAGGAGTCTCATGAAACATTACAAAATACTGAAACTGAAATCGGGTGAAGATTTAGTTGGTTTAGTTAGAGCGAGCAAAGATGGAATGATTAAAATTCATAGACCTATGGTAATGAAATCTATGGTATCTCAAGATCTTTTTGGTTATATGAAAGAGATTTTTATGCTTAAAAATTGGTTAACTCTTTCTGATGATCGTGTAGCTGTAATTTCTAAAGATTCTGTGAACACTATTGTTAATGCTTCCAAAGATGTTTCAGAATTATATGATATGGAAAAATTAAAACAAGATGCTATGCCTAACCGAAAAGTAAAAACTAATATGCCTCCTGTGGCTAAAAGCAATCAACAATTTGATGACAGTTTTATTGAGTCATTAACCAAACAGCTTGAAGATATGCTACATCAAGATGCGAAAAACGACGAAAAAGATTCGAACTTAAAAGATCTTGATAAACCAAAATTTGATGATAAAATGATATTTATGAACATGGTTTTCTCTCCTAACATACTCATTGAAATGTTAAAGAACGGTATGTTAGACCGTAAAGAGTTTGGCGAGATGGTTAATGAGATTACCAATGGAAATGGCGAGGGGATGAATCCCCAAAAATACACTGGTAATAAGAAAGATAAAAAGAATCTAGGAAACGACTGGACTGATTGGCCAGCCGACCCCAACTCCTCGGATTATAAATAATTCTTTATTTTTCCCAGACAAACTATTATAGCAGGAATTTTATATCATGTCAAGTGGAAAACTTAAAAAAAATAAAAAGATAAAAACAGAAAAAATAGATACTAAAATAGCAAAAGAATTAACTAAAGAACATTATATTGATAATAAACGTTTCCTTGCGGAAATGATTAAATGGAAAAAAGAAATACGAGAAGCGGAAGATAGCGGAGACGAAACTCCACCAGTGTCGGAATATATTGGTCAATGCTTTATGAAGATTGCAGAACGTTTATCTTCTAAAGCTAATTTCATGAATTATCCGTATAAAGAAGAAATGATTGGAGACGGAATTGAAAATTGTTTGATGTATGCCCATAATTTCAATCCACGCAAATCAAAAAATCCATTCTCTTATTTTACTCAAATAATATATTATGCATTTCTCCGTCGAATAGAAAGAGAAAAAAAGCAGGGTTATATAAAATATAAGTTGACAGAAGAGATGGATGATGGTACACTACACAAGTGGTTTAAAGAAAATTACTTTGAAAAGAATAATGAACGCGAAGCTCTTAGTGAATTATTTCAAATATCAGAAAATGATATAAAGAAATACGAACCAAAGAAGAGAAAGAAACGTCGTAAGAAATCATGAAAATTGCAATTATTGGTGATACGCATTTTGGAGCTCGTGGTGATGCTCCAATATTCTTGAATCATTTCTTAAAGTTTTTTGAAGAACAATTTTTTCCGTATCTTAAAGAACACGGAATAACTAAAGTGATTCATCTGGGCGATCTATTTGATCGTCGTAAATTTATCAATTTTAATACTCTACACCATGTCCGAAATCGATTTGTTAATTGGTTTGAAACTAATGGCGTAGAGCTGCATTGTATTCTAGGCAATCATGACGTGTTTTATAAAAACACAAACCGACTAAATTCTCCCAAAGAAATCCTATCTGATTGTCATAGCAGTTTTCATTTGTACGAAGAACCAACAGAAGTGTGTTTTAACGGAGCAACTATCTTGATGCTTCCTTGGATCAACGAAGAAAATCAAGAACAATTCATGCAAACGATCAAAGACACTAAAGCAACCATACTTGCAGGCCATCTAGAACTTAATGGCTATGAAGTAATGGCCGGTGTTAAGTTTTCGGATGGTATGGATGATCAATTTTTAGAAAAATTTGATTTGGTTCTGTCTGGACATTTTCATAAAAAAAGCTCTAAAGGAAATGTTCATTATCTGGGAACACAGTATCAGATGACCAGTGTAGATACCAATGAAATTAAAGGATTTCATATTTTACATACCGAAACACGAGAATTAGAATTTGTGGCTAATCCAAACAAGATGTTCCGAAACATCGAATGGAGAAACAAAGTTGTTATTTCAGATTTTGATCCTAACAAATATAAAGGAACTTACGTTAAAGTAATAGTTTACGAAAAAAAGAGTGAATCGGAATTTGACAAGTTCTTGGATATGTTGTATGCTGCCGAACCAGCAGGAGTTAGTATTATTGAAGATTATAGTGATCGCACAACAGAAGATGCTGAAATCGATATCGGAGAAGACACACTAACTCTTATTAACAAAGAAATCGATACCATGGAAACAGATGGCCGAGAAGAACTAAAAAATATGGTACGAGAAATTTATATGGAGAGTCTTGATTGATCACATTTAAAACTGTTCGTTTTAAAAATTTTGGATCATTTGGAAACACGAATACAGAAATTCATCTAAGCAAAAATGCCACTACTCTCGTATGTGGTTCTAATGGTAATGGAAAGTCTTTTGCTTTTTTGGATTCTATCTGCTTTGCTCTGTTTGGTAAACCGTTTCGAAATATGAATATTCCTCAACTTGTAAACAGTATTAATAAAAAGAACTGTCAGGTTGAGTTAGAATTTCAAGTAGGTAAAACAGAATATAAGATTGTTCGTGGTCTTGCTCCTAAACTATTTAAAATTTATAAAGACGGTCAATTATTAAATGAAGACGCTAAAAGCAAAGATTATCAGAAAGTTTTAGAAGAACAGATTGTAGGAATGAACTACAAAACATTTTCTCAGGTGGTAGTTCTGGGTTCATCTTCTTTTATTCCATTTATGCAGTTAACTCCTGCAGACCGACGAGCTGTTATTGAAACTATTTTGGATATCGGTATATTTTCTCAGATGAACACAACTCTTAAAACCAAAATAGGAGTTGCTCGTGGAAACTTACAAACAGTAGATTCGGAATTGCTGGTATTAAATGAAAAGATATCTGCCACCAAAGAAGTGTTAGAATCGTATCAAAAAAATACAAGTGATCGTGTAGCAGACCGTAAACGCTCTTTAGAAGAAAATACAGAAACTATTAAAACTCTTTCTAAAGAAATTAAACAATTAAACAAAACAATTAAAGATCTGGAACCAGAACTAGAAACCGGCGATCAAATCAATGCGGAACTCAAGAAACAACAGATAGTCCTGTTCAAATTAGAAAACTCTTTAGAAAGCATACAAGAAGATATGAAGTTTTTCCGAGAGAATCATTCTTGTCCAACTTGTAAGCAAGCTATCACCAAAGAACACAAAGAGTCGGTTATCAACGAAAAAAATCAAAAAGCAGAAGAACAACAGCGTTCATTGGATCGCATAAAAGAAGCTATTAACATGTCAAAGAACAACCTGAATAAGATTACAGGAGTTCAAAATAAAATAAATGACATGTTAATTAAATCTTCTGCCAAAGAACAAACCATGGAATCTCTTATCAAACTAAACGAAAAATTAGATCAAGAGATGGTTATGGTTGTAGAAACAGCAAACACACAATCTAAGATTCAAGAATCTCAAGAAAAATTAACGGATCTTCTTTCCAAACAAGCAGATTTATTAAAGAAAAAACAAAAAATAGTCGATACGCTTCGTGGATACGACAAGCTTTTAGTCCTGTTTAAAGATACAGGAATTAAAGCAAAGATTATTAAATATTACATTCCACTAATAAACAAACACGTAAATAAGTATCTTAATTCTATGGATTTTGATGCAAACTTTCATTTAGACGAAGGATTCAATGAGGTAATTAAAAGTCGTCATCGTGATCAATTTTCATACGAATCTTTTAGCGAAGGTGAAAAAATGCGTATAGATCTAGCTCTTTTATTAACGTGGAGAGAGATTGCCAAACTAAAAAATAGTGTAAGCACAAACTTATTGATCCTAGATGAGGTATTTGATTCTAGTTTAGATAGTGGTGGCATAGACGAATTCATGAAACTTCTATCTAGTTTTGGAACTAAAGCTAATATATTTGTTATTAGTCACAAAACAGATCAATTACTAGATAGATTTAATCATGTTGTACAATTTGAGAAGAAAAAGAACTTTAGTAGAATAGTATGAAAAAGAAAAAGAAAAAAGTATCTCGTAGAATTGGCCGAGGAGATTCTGTTGATTCGCTGATTATGGGCAGCGAGCCTGTATGGAAAGATGCAGACAAACTAACCCCAGAAGAGTACGATAGCAAAGTATTGAAAGCTATTAATTGGTATAGTTATTCTTGTGATAACAATCTATGTAAGCCTTGGGTTATAGATTGGATGAGTAAAAATGATTATTCTAAGAAAGATATACGAGCCGCAGCAGCATGTGATATTGATGCTATGGAGTTTATGTACATAGGTAGTCGCTGCCGTATCATGAATCTGGGAGCAAAACTAAGACCAGAAACTGTAGAAATGGTTCGTAGAAATGTAGATCAAATTATTCAATTAGGTTTATTGCGACCAACTAAAACTGTAGAAAAAGAAAAAGTAAACGTACAAGAACGCATTTTAAATAAATCTAAAGAATACATGGAAGTAATTGAGGCAAGATTAGATCAGTTTTACAGTCTAGCCGAAAAAGATCAATTAAAAAATATAGATCATGCAGAATGGCTTCGTATGGAAGGCATAAAACACGTACACCATAAACGTTTAGTAAAAATTTTAGATCCACACATTAAAGAACTAAAACAAGCATATAAAGGTGATCCTGATTTAAAAGAAGCATTTGGATTTTTAGGAAAGCGTAAAATTAAGCAAATGATTACTGTTTTGGAACAATTTAAAACAGTTTTAAACTCTTAATTTGACTTTATGATAAATTGGAGTATAATTTAAGTATGTTACTTATTGACAACAGCCAGATTATTTTGGCTAATATATTTCAGGCATCCAAGGACGGACAGCCTTTAAATGAAGATTATATCAGACACACCGTGTTGAATACTTACAGAAAGTATCGTGTTCAATTTCGTGATTTTGGTCAGCTTGTTGTTTGTAATGACGGATCAGACTATTGGCGAAAGGGCATCTTTCCTCAATACAAACAAAACCGACGAAAGCAACAAGAAGCACGAAAAGACGAATGGGCTGAAGTATTCAAAGTTCTTGATAAGATTCGCGATGAAATTAAGGACAATTTTCCTTATCCTAGTATCAAACTTCGTGGTGCTGAAGCAGATGATATCATTTATGTGTTAACTAAAGCACATTATCAGTCTGAGCCTGTTCTTATTCTTTCTAATGATAAAGATTTTCAGCAGCTTCAAATTTTTCCTAATGTTAAACAATATAGTCCTATGACTAAAGAATTTATTACTTGTCCAGATCCTAGAGAATTTCTTTTTAATCAAATTATTTTTGGAGATAGTTCTGATGGAATTCCTAACATTTTTTCAGATGACGATACATTCGTCACAGATGGAAAGCGTCAAGTACGAATGACCCAAAAGCGTATTGCAGAACTTAAAGAATCTGCAGAACACTCTTCATTTTTTGAAAATCCTAAATATATTAGAAACAAAACTCTTATTGATCTTACATCTATTCCCGATGATATACAAGAGCGTATCCTTGAAGAATTTAATAACCAGCAAGGTAAAGGCAGAGAAAAACTGCTTAATTATTTCATGGAGCATAAACTAAAGACTCTGCTACCTGATATTGAGGAATTTTAATGTACACTCCCGAACCAGAATCAGAATATGAGCGTTGGCGACGAGAACAAAAAGAAGCAGCAGCCCGAAGAAAGAAAAAGCGTGGTCGTAAACCAAACCAACAAAGTTGGTTAAACGATCTGCGACATGGACACACTTCTGATGGCGATGACTTTGAAAACTTTGAACGATTTAATAAATAATGAAAACTATAATCCAAATAGGAATTGCTAATGCTGAAGATCATGTTAAAGATTTTATTTTAAAATATCCAAATGATTATTTTATTTATTTAATAGAACCAATTATGGAATCTAATTCTTTAATTGAAGAGGCTTATTCGTTTACAAATAATAAAATTATATTTAATGTAGCTATATCAAATACAAACGGTTATTTAGATTTATTTGCTAATCGACAACATGGTGGCAATAATGCCCATTGTTCTGTTAATTATAATCATTTAATAATACACGGTAATCCAGAACAACAGATATATAAAATCAATGTTCCTTGTTTGGATTTGAACACTTTAATAAATTATATTATTCAAAATAAAGAAATTGAATATCTTTTTATAGATACTGAAGGACACGATTGTGATATTTTATTAAGTACAGATTTTTTAAATTTTAATATAAAAAATATAATATTTGAAGACACACATACCGATGGTCCATTTACTAAAGGCGAAAAATACGAAAAAACAAAACAACATTTAAATTCTTTTGGTTATAATGAAAATACTAAAAGTGAATTTAACTGCTGTGGAAATGTTTGTTTTACAAGATAAAGGATTTTATATTATGACTAAAGCGACAATAACAATTAGTAAAGACACTCTAAATATCCTAAAGAACTTTAGCGGTATTAATTCGAACCTGTTTGTAAAGCCAGGATCAAAGCTTACAACCATGTCTCCGACCAAGAATATTATGGCCGAGGCTCAAATTGAAGAGACATTTGATATAGAATTTGGTATCTGGGATCTTAACAAGGTTCTAGGTGTTATTTCTTTGTTTGAACAGCCTGAGTTTGAATTTCAAGACAAGTACATGAATATAACTGGTGTTCGTGGATCTACTGTAAAGTATTATTATTCGGATCCCAAGCTGCTTTCGTATCCTACCAAGAGCATCAAGAAGATTGATCCGGTTGTAGAGTTTGATCTGACAGCAGACGATTTTAATGAACTACAGCGTGCAGGAGCGGTTCTAGGTAATCCTGATCTTTGCTTTGTGTCTAACGGTGACAAGGTTATGGCCGTGGTACAAGATCTCAAAGATCCAACATGCAACGTATTTTCTATTGAAGTTGGTGATAACAAGTCTGAATCAGAATTTTCATTCAACTTTAAATTAGAAAACATGAAGATGATTGATGGTGATTACAGTGTTGCTCTTTCCAAGAATGTTATTGGCCAGTTTACAAACAAGAATCAACCTATAACATACTGGGTAGCAATGGATGCCAGCAGTCATTACGAAAGATAAAATGCCTATTACAATTAATCAAGCAATCGGTCTTCTCGTAGAGAAGTATCGTCCTACTATTATTGATCATTGTGTACTTCCCCAAGACCTCAAGGATACATTTAACGCTATCGTGGAGTCTGGAGAATGCCCTAATTTGCTCTTAGCAGGCAAGCCTGGTATGGGCAAGACCACAGTGGCCAAGGCTTTATGTGCTCAATTAGGTGCAGACCACATCCTGATTAACTGTTCTGAAGATGGTAATATTGATACTCTGCGAACTAAAATTCGTCAATTTGCCAGTACAGTGTCTCTGTCGGAGGGAGCCAAGCAAAAGATTGTTATTTTGGACGAGTTTGATTACTCTAATGCTCAGAGTATTCAGCCTGCCCTTCGTGGGGCTATTGAAGAATTTGCCAAGACGTGTCGATTTATTCTGACTTGTAATTATAAAAATCGTATTATTGAGCCTATTCATTCTCGTTGTACGGTTATTGATTTTAATTTTCCTGCTAAGGAACGTCCCGAACTAGCCAAACAGTTCTTAGCTCGTTGTCAGGCTATCTTGGAAGAAGAGGGCATTGAATACGATCTAAAAGTTCTGTCTAAAGTTGTAGTTAAATATTTTCCAGATTTTCGTCGTACTTTAAATGAACTTCAGCGATACTCTGCTGCTGGAATTATTGATATTGGAATTCTTAGTACGGCTGGAGAACTTAACATCAAGGAACTGATGGGGTTCTTAAAAACTAAGAACTTTACAGAGATCCGTAAGTGGATAGCCAACAACTTAGACAACAGCCCCCAGGATGTGTTTAGAAAGGTCTACGATGGCTTATACGAGCATCTAGACCCCAAGAGCATTCCACAGGCGGTTGTAATTATAGGCGAATATCAGTACAAAGCGGCTTTTGTAAGCGATCCAGAGATTAACCTGTGTGCGTTTATGGTGGAACTAATGATGAACTGTGAGTTTAAAGAATGAGTCCTTTTGACTTCCTAAATTCCATAAATCAGACAAAAATTTCACTTATGGACGAAGATCCGGGGTGTGAACGAGAGTACAATCCGTTTCTAGCCAATCGTGGTCTTTCTTACTTTTTGGACACCATTTTTTTGGCAAATGAAATGAATCGTATACCTGGGCTAGGCAAAAAACTTCAATACGATTTTCTTCGAATTTCTGTGAGAGCCCGTAAACGATACAGCAAGTGGATCAAGGACGAGTCTAATGACCGTATAGAGGCTTTAAAGACCTTATATGGATACTCTCACACCAAAGCCAAACAAGCAGTAGAACTGATATCTGAGGCTGATTGGAAGATTATTTTTGCTATTATAGACCAGGGCGGCACAAATACCAAAATTCCTAAATAATTCGGTGTTACTGAATTTTTTAATGAAAGCCGGTTATTATGGAAGAAACAGAAGACATTTTTGAAGGATTGGGAGTCGAAGTACGATTAAAAACCAAAGACGACTTTCTTAAAGTGCGCGAAACTTTAACTCGTATGGGGGTGTCGTCCAAGAAAGAAAAAAAACTGTATCAAAGTTGCCATATACTCCACAAGCGTGGACGATACGCTATTATGCATTTTAAAGAAATGCTAGAACTTGACGGATTAGATACAGATATTACAGACAATGATCTTGGTCGTAGAAACATTATTGTAAAACTTTTAGTGGATTGGGGATTAGTCGAAGCAGTAGATCCCGAAGAATATGCAGAACCTATGTTGTCCTTAGCCCAATTAAAAATAATTCCTCATAAAGAAAAAGGAGAGTGGCAATTAGTGCCTAAATATCATATAGGAAACTCTTAATTATGCAGACTGAAATAATCTCTTTTTATAGCGATATAGACGGTAAAACATATTATAGTGATCACGCTAAACGATTAACAGAACAGCTGATTCGTTTAGGAGTACCTCACGATATTCGAGAAAAACAATCTTTAGGTTCGTATCAACAAAATTGTTTAAGTAAACCACAATTCATATATCAACTTTTAGTAGAAAAACAAAAACCAGTCGTATGGTTGGATATAGATTCTGATGTTCGTAAGTCTTTATCTATTTTTGATAATTTTTATAAAAATACAGATGTAGCCGTTGCTTGTTCTACAAATAAACTACATGCCGCTAAAGCTTCTCCCATATATCTTGATTTTAATTCAAGAACATTAGAATTTTTACAACATTGGACTTTTATGGCTAGACAAATGGCAAAAACAGGCCAATGGTTTGATCATGAAGCTCTTATAGGAATGTTGCATTCTTTTTATCAAAAAGAAGGATTTAAAATGAAATTTATAGGACCAGAATATTGTGTATGGCCTGGTCAAGAAAACGAAAACAGTATTATTGTTATGGGGCTTGCAGATGTTGAGTCTAAAAAACAAGCACTAAAAGGATTAGGAATGAGTGAGGATTTAATAGCATGGCAGAGTCCAGGTACAAAATAAAAGCGGTAGGTGCTCCGTTTGAGCTACAGCATTCTTCTTGTTCTGACATAAAACCACAAAAATTTGATTGGTCTGATCAAAAACAAGATATAGTCGTACATATAGATCGCGGAATGTTTACAGCTCCGGATCCTTTAATAACAAAAGATAAAACTTTTGGTTGGGTTTGTGAATCTAGATTTATTGTTCCAGATGTTTATAATTTTTTAATACACAATCACAAAATATTATTTAATAATTATTACAACAAAATATTTACATGCGATTCCGAATTAATGAAATTAAATTCTAATTTTGTTTATTGCCCGAATGGAAGTAATTATCCTTGGATTAAAAAAAACATTTGGTCTATTTACAATAAGTATAAATTATGTTCCATGTTTTGTTCACCAAAGCTTTTAACTCAAGGTCACGTTTATAGGCATCAAATAGCAAGACTAGCAATAGATAACGGATTTGATGTTTATGGTGGAGCTCACGGAACACAAAGATTAATAGTAGATCAAAAAAATCCTTGGGACAATAAACCACCAGCACCTTGGGATAGTAAATTCCCCGGTTTGATTGCTTATATGTTTAGTATAGTTATAGAAAATGGTGTTTATGATTCGTATTGGACAGAAAAAATAACAGATTGTTTTGCAACAGGAACTATTCCAGTATATTGTGGTACAAAGAAAGTACTTGACTTTTTTGATGGAGATGGTATAATATTTTTAGAACCCAATAAAGAAATAGAAACAATTCAAAAATTGTCTACAGATTTATATAATTCAAAAATATCAGCAATTAAAAATAATTTTAATGCAGTTAAAAATATTAAATTAGCTGATGATTATCTTTTTGATCAAATTATAAAATGAAACCATTAATATTAAATGCTGATTATTTAATATCACCCGATTCTCTTCCAGATTTATCAGAATCTTATGAAATACATTTTACTAGATTTGGTAAAAATGCTAGACCAGGTGGGCCTGTTCAATTTTATTCTGATGCTAAAAATAAAATATTTGTCAATATAAACGAACCAACAACTTCTGCTTGGGTAGAACAAGCAGATCATGTTATAGCAAATCAACACCACTATACTAAAATTGTAACATCTAATCCTAAAATATTAGAACACTGTTCTCATGCAGTCAAACAACCGTATGGAACTACATGGTTAAATAAATCACCACATCATCCAGACGCTATTGGTACATTTACAGAAGATTTAGGAATTCTTATTAAACAAAATAGTGTTAGTATGGTTTGCGGAGCATTAACAGGAAAACAAGGATACAATATTCGTCATCTTATTTGGAATAATAAAGATAAAATTCTAGCAAAATTAAATTTTTATTCTTCAACAAGATTTCCTATACCAAATACACCAACACTACCGAATGATAATAAAATTCATTTATTTAATTCTATGTATTCTGTAGTTATTGAAAGCTCAAGCGAGCCTAATTATTTTACAGAAAAACTAGTAGATTGTTTGATAACAAAAACAATTCCAATTTATTGGGGATGTACTAATATATCAGAATATTTTGATACTAGTTATTGGATTGCACCAGAAAATATTTTAAATTTTAATTATACAGAAGATTATTATAATCAAAATATTAATAAGATTAATGATAATTTTGAAAGATCAAAAAAATATTGTGAACCGCTCCTAAATAGAATACTAGCGTGTTAATATTATGATACAAATAACCATAACAAGAGACGAATTATTTTTAATAAAAGAACTTATGCCACAATGGCAAAAGTATGCTGACGGTTTTGTTTTTATGGTCGATTCTTGTACAGACGGAACATATGAATATTTAATGGACAACAGAAAAACATTTAATATTTTAAATGTTATTCCTAGTGGGATTAATCGTGATGATCTTACAACAAATATTGAATCCGAAATACGACAGAGATTATATGATGAAGCATTTAAACATGATGGAAATATTCTCTGTCTAGACACTGACGAGTATTTTGATGGAAATATGAGTAAACAAGATTTAAAAAATCTAATGAATGCTCATAAAGATACACTAATTCACACCAGATGGATACAGTATACAGATAAAAATCAAATACGAATAGATGGTCCTTGGGGCCAAAATTTCAAAGACAGAATAGGTAGTTACAGTAAACGAGTTATATTTAAACCGGCGCAAATGCATTCAGAACATTTGCCTGTTCCAGAACGGCAAGGAGTAATAAACGTTCCAAACCTATTCATAGCTCATTTGCAGTGGTTATGTAAAAATACTGTTGCAGTAAAACAATATTTTTGGAAAATATGTGATCATGTAAATAGAACTAAATTTGGCATTGATACAATACCAGCAAGTGCATATGACGCATCTGTTAATAATTTTAATTGGGCATATGCTTCTTTTGAGTTTCCATTAAAAATAGATCCTAAAATTTACGATAAGCATGATATTAAAAATAGTTATAAATTTAAATTTATAAAAGAAAATATAAAAAAATACAATATTCCTAATTTAAATGATTGGGGTATGAGAATTCATTCATAAAAAAGAGTAAAAATGAAAATTAAAAATTTTAATAAACAATACTTAAAATATTTGTTCCCACAAAGAACAAGATTAACAACAGAATATAGTCTAACAACAGAATCAGAACAAATTAAAATTGATGAAGCTATAACAATCATGGTTCAAAAAGATTTTGATATGATTAAAGATTTTTTACCTAAAAAATGCAATAACATTTTAGATATTGGTTGTGGTTTAGCATTAATTGATATATTTTTATACAAACATTATGAAAATACTAATATTTATCTTTTAGATAAAACAGAATTAAATACAGAAAAAATTTCTGGTTTTAATAAAGAATATAAATGCTATAATAGTATGGAGGCAGCAAAAGAAACCTTAATAAACAATGGAGTAAATTTAAATAAAATTAACATGTACGAAACAACAGAGTATAATAATTTATTTAATGTAAAATTTGATGTAATTTCTTCATTCTTATCATGTGGTTGGCATTTTCATGTAAATGCTTATATAGATTTAATACATGAAACATTATCATCAAATGGTATTTTAATTTTAGATATCAGACATAATACAAATCAATTAGAAGCTTTATCTCC